GAATGCCAATTCAAAAAAGATTCAGAATAGTCTTGATATGCTATCGCATCAGATAGATGATCTGTATAATACTACGTATTATACTACAGACAATTCTGAAGAGTATAAAACTCAAATTATTGATAAACTAGATGATGCTATTAGACAAGCTACTCAGAATGATAATGAATTTAAGTCTTTATCTTCTACTTCTAGATTATTTAGAAAACTTCTAAAGAGTGATAATAGTGGTCCTAATAATAAGATTGCTAAAAACTTTGGTAATGGTAGTGATAATGATATCTCTACATTATTCCAGACTAATGAGCTTACTGCATCTTTAATGGATTCATATGCTAAAATGAAATGGATTACTGAATTAGATAATGAATTCAGATTAATCTGTAAGTATATGCCTAAACTACAAGCAGCATTAGACATTAAAAGAGATGCTGTATTATGCTCTGATTCACAGACTAAGGAATTTCTTACTATAAGATCTATTGGTGAGAATGGTTCTGAAGATAGAAATACTGCAATACAGAATAATATCTCTGAATTAAATAAGACTTATGATCTTCATAATAAGGTAGAGAGATGGTATGAAGATACTGCTATGTATGGTGAAGCATTTATCTATTGTGTACCATATGCTGATGCTTTAAGAGTCTTATTAAATAAACAAAAGAATACTATGACCAACCTTACTGAATCTTCTAATGATCTTAGAAAAGAGATGAATAAAGAAGGTATAGATACTTCTACTATGATTATTCCTAATCTTAAGGTTACATTTGATCACACTAATATGGTATCTTCTATTATAGAGGGCAACTTATTTATCCAGAAGAATATGGGTAATGAAAATCTTAGAGGATTATCTGAAACTCATTTCCTTTTTAATGAATCTAATGATAACTTTAGAGATCATCTTGTAAAAGATGGTAGAGATCATACTGTAGTAAAGTTTGATACTACTATTGATAATGAAATAGAATGGGAAGATGATGATAAGACTGCTAAAGATGGTTTAGTAACCGATAAAGATACTAATAGAAAACTTAATGTCAATGGATCTGTATTAAAGGTATTACCTAGAGATAAGGTTATTCCTATCTATATTGAGGATACTTTCTTTGGAGCTTATTATATTGAGATAGCTAAGTATGAAGACTTAGATATTAACTCTGTAGGAAACTTTACTGGTTATAATGGAATGACTTCCATGTTTAATAACTCTGTAACTTCTGCTATGGAGACTAATGCTGTTAATAATGAGAACAGTAAAAATATTCTCTTAAGAACTTTAGCATCTAAATTATCTAAGAAGATTGATACTGAATTTATTAATAATAATATAGACTTAACTAAAGAGATTTATCAGATACTTTCTTTTAATGCTAAGTATAATCAGATTGAGACTAATGATAGTCTTAATATGAATGTCACCTTTATACCAGCAGATGATTTATATCATCTTAAGTTTAAAGAAGATCCTGTAACTCATAGAGGTATTTCAGACCTTTGGAATTCTTTGGTACCAGCAAAACAGTGGATTACCCTTAATCTGACGTCCATTCTTGGTTGGACTACGAGAGGGTTTGATCGTAGATTGTATTATGTAAAACAGTCTCTGGATACCAATACAGCACAGTCTTTACTTAACGTTATATCAACGATTAAAAAGGGTAACTTTGGTGTTAGACAGATGGAATCTGTTAATAATGTATTAAATATTGTTGGTAGATTTAATGATTTCGTAGTACCTATGGGACCTTCTGGAGATCCACCAATTGTATTTGATACACAGCCAGGACAGCAGTTTGATTTCCCTGAAGCTTTAATGCAGAATATTGAAGAGTCTGCTGTAAATCCTGTATTACCATTAGAGATTGTAAACTCATCTACTGGTATGGACTTTGCTGTTAGATATACAATGACTAATGCTAAGCTGTTAAGGGATGTATTAAAGAGACAGCTTAAGATGGAAACATGCTGTAATACAATCTTCACTAAGTTATACAGATTTGAGTATAATGAAAATGAAAATCTTGATGTCACATTACCAGTACCAGCATTCTTAGGAATGACTCAGGGATCACAGTTACTTAATGCAGCTGTACAGTATGCCGATGCTATTACAGATGTAGAAATGAATGGTAAAGCTGATGAAGCTAAAGCTATGTTTAAGAAGAGAGTTATTAGAAAACTTATTCCTTCTTATCTTAGTGATGAAGATATTAATGATATTAAGAATAATCTTTCATTGGATATACTCATTGACAAGAGTAAACAGGAAGATGAATTTTAAAGAAACAAAACCCCAGAGGAGTATAATACTCCTCTGGAATTTTTGTGTATATATCATGGAGAAAACCTAGGCACTCGTACTTATACTTTAGGTCCTTCATTGAGATTTCCGAGAATCTTATCATGCTCAAGCTGACTTGTAACCTGTGAAGCAAGGTCACCGTCTCTATTAAGCTTGTCACCAATAACATTGGACTGCTCAACAGTTGCAACATCATTAGCCGAATTAAATGTTCCATCGGACTTCTTACCACCCTTGAATGCACGCCATTCATAGTCGTTGAAGTCAAGTACAAGCTTCTTAGATACATCATTAGTTGTAAGGTTATCATGAAGCATCATAGCTGCATACATATTAACCTGGTCACCAATAATAGGGAAACAGTTGAATGTCAGGTTGATCTCCTGGAAATCCATCTGTCCTCTTTGAGTATTGTAAAGCTGTGCATTAGGAGCAAGTGTAGGCTGAGCATTAGCAAGAAGATAAGCCTTCTCAATCTTTCTCATAGTATTATCTGTTACATAGTATAAGAAACAGAATGTCTCATACATTGCACCAGGATCATTATAAACACCGGATCCAACAAGACCATGATATGTCTTAGCCTTTGAATAAGGATCCTTGATACCTGTAAGATAGTAGTTCAGATAGTTAGTAATTAAACCACCTGATCTCTCCCAGAAGGTCATTTCAACAGTGATAGATGTATCCATAGATACATTGTTAATGATCATAAGTTCATTAACACCATTGGTGAGCTGACCAGCATCAGCAGTAATATCAGGAATTCCTGAAAGTCCTCTAAACTCACCTTCAAGGATGTGTACGAATCCATCCTGAAGATTCTTAACTACAGTTGACTTACTAGCAAGAGTATCCATAAATGCAGGAACACCTACTACAGTAAGGAAGGAATAACCACCCTCAAATACATCAAACTGCTTAAGGTTAGAGAAGTCTGTAATACCCTTCATAAGGGAGTACTCAGTAACGCTTCTAGGAAGCTTTATATAATTTAAACCTGTAGGCATATATTATTTTCCTCCTCTCCTTATCATTCGTAATCTGAAGGAGATCCTTCGATTGCAAATACATCAAATACTTCACCCTGAGGGAAGTCTTTGTAGTAACATTTAAGAGAAGCATTGAATATCTTCTGAGCAACCATATCTGCATCTACTGTGTAAATCAACTCGATAGACTTGAAATACTTTGTCCAGTAAGAGATTACGTTATCATTGATAAGCTGACGATACTTAGAGAAATCACTATTATCTACAAGCATGAATCTGATCTTCGGAGTATAACGTCTGATAGCCTTAATACACATCTGAGTTACGATTGTATTAGATGCATAAGACAGAGGTCCTAAGTGATCCTGAGATGTATATGTAGACTGAACTGAAAGTAATCCTGTTGAAGAATAATTCAGATAGTTTACATGGAGATCTTCAAGAATCTGCTTCTGATCTACAGTAGGTGTTACTCTAGGAATAAGATTCAGAGTTCCATCAATGAAATCACTAATTACAAAGTTATTGAACTCACCAGCAATAGGAGCTGCTACATTAGAAGCATAATGTGCTACTAACAGAGGAGCAATACCATAAGTCATTGTAACTGTAATTTCCTTCTTTGAATAATCATCAATGATATCATAGTAAGACATATAGTCACCAATAAATGGGGATTTCTCCCAATCGATATCAGATACCTTATTCTGAACTGCTGTTACAGTAGTAATATCCAGATTCATATCTCTAAAGTAATAGAAATCTTCTCTGAAGTTTACAAGTGTAGCAATAGCATGCTTAACAGGATCAGGATAGTTAGCATCTACACAGAAGTCAATCTTATACTGATCAAGATCATAGATCTCATCAGTTACCTGACCTGTAAGATATGCAACAGCCTGATTTGTCCAAGCTGCAGAAGGTGTTGTCTCAGGGAATGGAGCCTCACCAAATGCACCATTAGAACCATTCTGAAGTGCAAGACCATACTCAGCATTAAGATCAAGACCTGTAGGATCTACTGTCCATGCAGATAATGACTCACCCTTACGAGTCTTAGCAAAGAGAATATCTAATGATCTAAGCTCTTCTACAGTATATCCAGTCTCTGTAGAAAGCTTATTGATAAATGCATCCATACCAGCCTTATAAGTCATAGCATCAAACTGCTTTAATGTAGACTTATTAAGAGCAAGGTTCTTCTTCTGTCCATTGCTAAGAGTAATCAATGTATCATCATTGATTGAGAAGTTAGCAGACTCAATCTTCTTAGTATTTTCCATATCAGCTATAGAATAAAGTAAGAATGAGAGTGACTTAGAAGAGTCATAGTTAGGGATAAATCTAACATTCTTTATAGATTTACCACGACCATTATCACAAACGATAAACAGTGGGAATCTAGAAGCTGTCTGAGCACTTGCAGCTGCAGCCTTGACTTCATCAAATGTCTTAGCTGTTGTTGCACTTATAGCAGCATACTTAACAGAAACATTATCCTCACTAACTGTTACATCAGCAGTAATTATAAGATTAGCCAGAGTAGCATCTGCCGCTACTAATCTCTTACCAAGAATCCTTCCACCTGCTTCAAGGATCTTATGAACCTGAATAAGTGGCTGACCATGTCTAAAGAAATCAGCATCTGATCCATACATGAAGTCAAAGTCATCTTTTGTATAGTTAGTAACAGATTCTGTACCCTTATCTGCTGAAAATACGGCAAGGAATAACGGCAGAGACTCATCATTTGCATTGGTATTCTCTGGACGCAGAACTTCATGCCAATTTACTTTCATTCCAGCATACATAAGCTGTATCCTCCTTTAATATTTAAAAGATTATATACACAAAAAAGCAGTATATAATTATTTTAATGTTGAATTAATATGGTCCATAATGGCTAGATTCCTTACATCATCAGCACTTTTTCAAGTGGAGATTCAGTATGTTTCTTTCCATTCTTTTCTTCATCTGTCAACAATATTGAGCTCATAATAGATTCATCTAAATTCTCAGAAGTTAAAGAAACAAACGGTGATACATACTTTGCTGCTTCTTTAATAGAGATAGTAGCAAATCCTTTCATAGATTTATTTATTGCATTGGATTCTCTGAAGGTTTTCGAAATATCTTCAGGGTCTCTACATATTTTAGAATACAATAAACCAACAGCCTGCGAATGGATCTTGTATTTGCCTGAGTTAAACTCCATGCAATCATAAAGAGCTTTATAGAGCTCATTATAATTTAAAGTATTAGGAATCTTCCCTGTTCGTATATGTAATCTAAATAACTCTGACAAATTGTCTATATCTTTTTCAATATGAACTCTCGTAACCAACTGATCACCATCATTGAAATAGAGAATTCTATAGTCTGCAGGTTCTAAGCCTTCATTCAATGCCATATCAGGTCTCTTTTCAAAATGATCTGGTTTGCAATAAAACATCGTTGGATAGTTAAATGTCATTAGCTTTCCAGGTTTACCAGATTTGTCATATACTCTATAATTAAAAGAACCCATTAATTTTACATAAGTTCCTTCAATTATAGCAGAACTAGATTTACCCTCTCCAAAGTAATCTTCTGGTATATAATATTCAAGATGTCCTTCACCATTAAATAGCAGAGCGTCCTCTTCTCTTCTAGTAAAAGGTGGAATCTTTGTATATTTAAAACTAGGCATTTTAAGTTTCCTCCAAGTAAATTATTATAATGGAGTTTAGATTTAAAAGACATAAACAACTTTAAAAAATAAATCTAACTATTATAAGTTTTAATATTTGTAATGGACTTTAATTATTTCTATATATCTTATAATAAATTAGATATTTATAAGATATTATTATTTTAAAGTTCCGTAAAATAGGGGATGGATTGTAATATCCATCCCCTATATATTGAAATTAATAGTATTAACCAATAGTCAATGTTGTACCAGATACAGAAGCAGCTACTGCAGGAGGAGTTTTAAATATAACGCTAGTTCCACCAGCAGTAAGCTTATAAGTTGTATTATGAGCAAGAGTTATAGTCGCACTACCCGTATCTGTAGCTAATGATGTAGTATGAGTATGATTACCCTTAGCTGCAGTCGTAGCAGATGTACCTAATGCAAGATTAGACTTATTATTCCATGTATATTTTTCTCCAGTGGTTACCAATGATACATCAGATCCACCAGAAGCTGCTGACTTAGATGAATAAGTTGTATCAGTAAATTTAGGAGAAGATCCTATTGTAACTCCATTAAGCTGTGTAGCCTGCAAATTACCAGTAGATGGATTAAATTTAAGATTCGAATTTTTTCTAGCAGCTTCAGTTCTAGTAGTATTATCAGCAGTGTTACTAAATAATACTTCATAATTTGCATTGGTACTTGTAGCAGTCTGGGCAACAGCATTATTAGTATCTGTAAATTTAGCATCTGATGGTACAGATTTACCAATTGTAAATCCACTATCCTTAATAACCTTTCCAGTTGTTCCATCATATATTGCAACAGTATTATCTGTAGCAGATGAAGGTCCAGTAACTTTTCCACTAATATCCTGATGAGATGTAAGTACCTTGCTACCACCTGAATACAGACATCCATCTGTTCCTACATATGCAGTATCATGAGAATATGTCTGTGGATTAGCACCCTGAGATGTAGCACCAATAAGGAATATCTTGCTAGATGTATCTGTAGCACCAGCAGTATTCTTTGTATTACTATCTGAAGGGGTTTTGAAGATAACTTCAGTTCCACCAGCAGTAAGCTTATATGTACTATTAGCAGATAATGTTACACTCGCAGTACCTGTATCACTAGCAAGAGATGTAGTATGAGTATGATTACCTGCAGCTGCTGTAGTAGATGTAGTACCTATTGCAAGATTAGACTTATGATTCCATATATATTTCTCTCCTGTAGTACACAGAGATACATCTGTACCACCAGAAGATTCCGATTTGTTTTCATAAGTAGTATTATTATCAGGAGGAGTGGTAAAGATAACACTATTACCACCAGCTGTTAATTTATACTTTGTATTAGCTGCTAATGATACTGTAGATGTACCTGTATCACTAGCAAGGGTAGTTGCATGTGTATGACCTGATGTAGCAGCTCCGATATTAGCAGCTGTAAGGTTTACATTACCAGTTCTATATGAAGACTCAGAATTACCCTTAACACCAGTGATAGTCTGAGTATTAGTATCTGTCCATGGCACGTTAACTGCTAACTTGCCATCTTTATCTAATGCTACAGGATATATTCTATTTGCAGTCTCAGTAGCTGCAGCTGCAGCATTCGTTAACTTGTTCTCAGATAAGAGATTAGCCTTAATTGTACCAGTAGTAGTTACATCTCCACCAGTTAAACCAGCACCAGTAGAAACCTTAGTTACTGTACCAGTATTAGATGTTTTATTATTCCATATATATTTCTCACCTGTAGTAACTAATGATACATCAGTTCCACCAGAAGCTGCTGACTTAGATGAATAAGTTGTATTATTATCAGGAGGAGTGGTAAATATAATACTATTACCACCAGCAGTAAGCTTATACTTAGTATTAGCCGCTAATGATACTGTAGATGTACCAGAATCTGTAGCAAGAGACGTAGTATGTGTATGATTACCTGCAGCTGCTGTGGAAGCAGTTGTACCAATAGCTAAAGAAGATGTACCAGCACCAATATTAGCTCGGGCATTAGATTTCTCAGTATCGGTCAAACCTTGACTTGCTACTGTTGAAACTGCCTTAAAATTACCAACATTACCCAAACCAACATCAGATTTTGTTGTGCCATGAGGATTTGTTCCAGAACCTGGATGTGTGTAAACTGTAGTTTCTGTACCATTTATTTTAATATTACCATTGGTTGAACTTGCTTCTGTCTTAGTAGCATCAGTTCTTGCATGTGTTGATTGAGAGTGATCATAAGCAACCTTACCTCTATCACCACGATATGCAGTAGAAGATGTTTCACCAAGAGCTAAGCCTTCATTTGTTGATGCATAGGTTGAACCTGTCCATCTATAAGTCTTATTAGTATCCTTAGCAATATAGATCTTTCCAGCTTCACCTGTTGTAGGGAATGAAGACAGATTTTCATACTCAAGTACATCATCTACATATGAAGGTAACTGAGAAGATGGAACCTTACCTGAAGAATCAAGTTCAGCAACACCATTTGCAGCACCCTTAAGGCTAGCATCCATCTTTCCACTAATATCCTGATGTGATGTAAGTACCTTAGCACCACCACTATATAGACATCCATCTGTTCCTACATATGCAGTATCATGAGAATATGTCTGTGGGTTAGCTGCCTGAGATGTGGCACCAATAAGGAATATCTTGCTAGATGTATCTGTAGATCCAGCAGTATTCTTAGTATCACTATCAGCAGGTGTAGTAAAGATTACACTATTACCACCTGCTGTTAATTTATATTTAGTATTAGCTGCTAATGATACTGTAGATGTACCAGAATCGCTAGCAAGTGTAGTTGTATGTGTATGATTACTTGCAGCAGCACCTACATTGGCAGCTGTAAGGTTTACATTGCCAGTTCTATAATTAGATTCAGCGTTTCCCTTAACACCAGTGATAGTCTGAGGAGTTTCAGACCATGTACCATCACCCTTAAGGAACTTAGTATTATCTCCAGCAGCTGGAGCAGGAACCTGTCCCTGAGTACCAGCAGCATTAGATGATGCTCCAGTCATTACTTTTCTTGCTGTAGTATCTTTTATATTCTTTATCAATCCATTTACATTAATCTTAGAAACGTCTGCCATAATTAAAATCCTCCTTTGTATTAAAGCTCTAATAGCTCTTCATCTTCTTCATTAATTCTTGCAGATCTTTTTAATAAATTAGGTAAATCATTTACTAATGTCTTACCATCACCAAATTTAAATGCATCAACAGAGCCATTATGGTTGTCATATATTATGATTACCCCTACTGGAGGAATATAATTTAATGCTTTTTTCCAATTATCCGTATAATCCCGCTTTATTAATGCAGGAGCTTTCTTATTATTTGACATTACTTACCTCTTTCAAAAGTATGCAAACTAAACTCAATAACCGATGCTCTTTTTCAATCAATTATTTAAAAATAGGAAGAGGAGCAACCTCCTCTCCCTACTAATAAATCTTAACTTGCTAAATCAAGTTCGCTCAAGCTATCATTAGGAAACAGTAACAGTCTTTGCTGTCTTGTTGAGTGTAAGGGACTTTGTCTCTGTATCAACAGTAACAGCACCATCTGTACCAGCAGCGTTAACAGTTGTAGCAACTGCAGGAGTAACAGTCTTCTCTGTTCCAGTAAATTCAGCTGTGTATGTAGGCTGAGTAACTGTAGCAGCTGTAGCTGTAGAATTAACAGCAACACCAATAACAGCACCTGTTCCTGAGAATGTAGCATCATTATCAGCAGTTGTAGAAACAGTAGCACCTGTAAGAACAGACTTTGTTCCGAATGTAGGAAGAGCACCTGAAAGTGTATTATCTGTGTAAGTTACAGTACCAGAAGCAGTTACAGCATCTGAATAGAATGTAGAAGCATCACTATCTGTTGTATTTACATATGTAAGGTTAAGCTGCTCTGTATCTGTTGCATCCATAGCCATCTTGATAGGCTTCTTAGAGAATGCTCCAGTTGTATCAGCAGCCTGAGATACAGAACCAGCTGTAAGTGAGTAAGCAGTACCAGCATCAGTTACAGTTGCAACAGTATCAGCTGTTGGAGTAACTGTAGATGTGAATGAAGGAAGACCTACAGTACCAGCAGGTGTATAGTTTGCAGGATGCTCAGCATCAGCAGCAATAGATGTAACAGTTGTAGATGTAGCCTTATCATAAGATACAGATGCAGCAACGTCAGCAGTAATAGATACTGAACCAGCAGGTGTTACATCAAGAGCTGAATATGTAGAAGGAACGGCAACAGGAGTGGAAGATACCGAATATGTATCAGCCTTAGCAACAGTGATATCATCAATGGAATCAACAGTTGTTACAGAACCTGTAGCAGAATCCTTGTGTGCAAGAGCCTTAAGGTTAAGAGCAGAAGCACCTTCAAGTTCAGCAACTGTAATGCTGTGATCAAGAGCAATACCAGCAATTGTGGTTGTCTTCGGAACGTATGTAGCAGCAGCTGCAGCAATTGTAAGGTAAATATTCTGGTCACCAACCTCTTCCCAAGCGGTTCCACCATAGATATACTCCTTACCATTATCCTGCATGATAACAACATCACCAGCCTCAGGATCGGCAACTACTCTAGCGATAGCCTCAGCATCAGTCTCACCTTCCTGACGTGTAACAACGCCACGGAAGTGCATAGCACCCTCAAGATCCTGAATAGCCGCCTCTACGTATGCAGCGATAGCAGCTGATGTAGCAAGGTTTACACTCTCCTCATTAAATGATGTATCAACATTCTTAAGAACAGCATCACCAAATGTAGCGATAAGTGCACGAACATCAGCATCTTTTACCCAATAAATAGATCCATTAACATTAATGGTCTTAAGAGTTGTACTGTGCTCATATGTCGGTGTAAAAGCCATAATTAAGTTCTCCTTTATAAAATTTATAAATATTATAAAACATAAATAGTATCAAAAATACTTTCGATCTATTCAATTTACTAATTAGTTACTCACAAAAAGTAGCTCTTCATCTGCCTCTACAGAAACTTCAAACTTCTTATTTATCTCACCAGTAATGCTCTTCTGAGTCATAGTTCCATCTTCATTATCACCCTTAGTATTATAGAGTTTCATAATACCAGGGATTAAATCAGTAGCCTGCGGAACCACTCCACCAGTGGTATGATACTTCCCATCAGCCTCTTTATAACCATAGATTTTCCATGTAGGTAAATCTATATAAAGCTTATATTCATAAGGAACAAACTTCACAGTCTTCTGTTCATCCTGATAGAAATCATCATGCTCAAAATCATAATATCCTCTAGCAATAAGATTTTCTATAAGATCAATAGTATACTGATCAGCATATCCTAACTCAGAGATCTTAGTAGTACCATTTCCAACTTTCATTCTAACTCTGCCATCTGGAAAATTGACAAAGCTAACTTCACCATTCTTAGGAACATAATCTGGTATAAGGTTATAGTCTGCTGCAGATCCTCTTCTAAGAGCAACTATAGTCTTTAATACTTTCTCAGACATAATACCCTCCTAAGAATAATTATATATTACAGTCTAATATAAGAACATCTCCCTCAGTCTGAATGAGATCATTTACATTACCAGTCTTAGCAATAGCAGCTAAAGAATCATCAAGAGTCTTAATAGCTGCAGAGATATCTACAGTACCTTCTGCATCAACCCATGTAGAGCCACCATCTTCGGACTTCTGAAGCTTCCATAACGTATCAGATTCTTTTACAATCTTATAGAGTGTATTAGCATGCTCATAATGCTCATCAATAAATGCAGCAAGTGAATCTAAGAATGCCTGTGTAAGATCATCCCACTCAAGATTCTCTTTCTTAGCCCAAGCATAAACATCAGATGCAAGTGCACTACCATAAGGAAGGTTAGCATAAGTTGTAGTTCCATCACCTACTTTGAAAAGTATGGTCTTAGGAGCAGAACCAGCTACAGGAACTTCACAAATGCACATTTCTCCATCTAATGGAATAAATGTAGTAGCAATATCCTGCCATTCAGCATAAGTCTTATATAATAATTTGACCCTAGTTTTAATAACTTTTTCCATTGTATTTATATCCTTTCATATAATTATTTATAAGTGGATTATACATTGTTACCATCGATAATTACATTATCGAAGTTTACTTTATTTGCTGGAATAGAAGAATCATCTAATGCATTAGGATCTACAGAAAGTATACCATTATCAGATGTAATTCCCTTACCAGCCTTAGATAAACCATACTTAACAGCTGTAGCTAAAGGAAGATCGATATTATGATTTTCATCGATAAGAATTGTCTCACCATCTATAGATACAGTCTCAGCTTTAGTATCTAATACATCAGCAACCGTCTTATCATCAGGAATATCTCCAAGCTTATTAGCCACATATTGAGGAACAGTAATATCTCCTTCTAAGCCAGTTACATCTTTTACAATAGGCTTTAATATATCATCAAGATGCTCATCAAGATAATCCTTAACATATGTAGCTACATATTTAGTTATATCTATAGGATATACAATAGAAATATATGTAGGTTCAGTAGTTTCAATACATGTATAATTATCATATGTATGAAGCTTTCTATACTGATCCTGAATCATTGGATCAAATGGTTCAAACTTACCATCTATTGTATAGATAACTTCAGCACCTAAGTCTAATTCACCAGTAGATGAAATCCAGTCGCCTACAATAGTCTCACCATTATAAGAAGCAATATAAGCAGTTCTTCTATGAATACCTACCTGACCAGCATAATTGGTAATATAGTCTGCTACATATTTCTGTCCTAATATAGTTACATTAGGTTTAGCAGCATCACTATTAGTAGGAACTGCTCTAAGAACAGGTGGATTTGGGAATAATAATGTCTGATTAACTTCTCTATTTTCAGAATATATATCTATTCTAGAAATATGAGTACTCTCAAAAGTTTCTACATTAGTAAATCCAAATACTTTAAGGTCTATAGGACCAATTACAGTATCTCTTAATATAGAAGGGGTAGGTCCCATGAAATATGTAGTTACAGCAACTCCAGTCCTAGCAAGAGTCTTTGTAAATTCATCTTCTGTACCAGGGTATCCACCATCTACAGCATATTCATAAGCAGATTTACCAGGATCACCCTGATCTCCTTTTTCACCCTTTTCTCCAACTCCAAGTAATCCTACATAATTATATCCTCTAAGTCTAATTACAGGATTAGGATTTTCATTATCAATATATGTCATACAACCACAGTTGCATGATCCACCAGTATTGTCATCATTACTATTATGACAATGCTTTCTTACATATAATCTAGCAGTCGTATAACTATCAAGCATAAGAGCTACTAAACTGCCTGCAGGAACACAATGTCTTTCACATTCAGCTTCTTCTACAGAATGGAATACTCTATAAATTTCATTTGTGCCAGGATCACCTTTTTCTCCTTTAAGAGAAGCAAGCCATTCTTCTTCAGTACCAACATAGCCGAGTGCACAAGCACACTCATAAGCTGACATACCCTGAGCACCATTTGCTGCTCTCCAAGTAATTCCATCTAAGCTATACTGGAATACACCAACTTCATTCTCTCTAATAAGAGTAATCCGCTGATCATCATTATCTACAGAGCAGACAATATTCTCAGTAACACCAGAAGTAGAATTAACTGTAAGGTCAAGCACCTGTGTAGGCTGGATGTATAATACTTGTCCAGAATACTCCTGTGATCCATCGACCTTAAGGAAAGCAGTTGTTCCTACAGCACCTAATGAAGAATTAAAATTACAACCTATCTTTGTAACAACACCTGTTACAAAGAACTTTTCTCCATTTTTCTTATAAGAACAACTAATATTATCCCCTGATTTAACGGTGATTACTTTACATACACCATTATCATAGGTAAGAGTAAACCTAATTTGCGGAATGATTGTATATTGATTGTCTAACAGCATTTATACACCATACCTTTCATTATAAGTTTAATTTTATTATGAAGTTCTGATTAAACAACGATAGCAAAGCTGTACAGGAATTACCCTGTACAGCCTGCTGTCACCAACAACTTAAAAAAAGAAAGGAGGTTCCTAACACGCAAAATAGGAACAACAACTACGATGTTATTAGAGACCAGATTTTCCAATAACACCAAAAGCACTTAACAAAATGACATGAAATGATTCTGAATTAAAGATGGGAATATTCTTTAATTCAATAGGCACTACGTTGAAATTGTATCTTGTTTACACGCACATATCAAAAGGAGGTAAATTAAAGATATAATTTTGAATATGAAAACACCAAAACACTATAATCTTACAAGATTCCATGAATAATCTATATAAGATTATTATATAGTTAAGGATATTATTTCTTTATCATAGATAAAGCTATAGATAAATTACCTATAAATCCATCATAAAACTCTTTAGATTTTCCTTCAAGAGATTCATATAAAGTTCCTCTAGGATTTAATGAATCTAAGAGATAGATATATCTAATAAAGTAATACATGAATGTATGTTCTTCAATATTATCTGGAGACATATTCTGAATATATTTGCAGAATGATAAACAAAGTCTAGTAAGATTCTCTTCAGATTCATTAGGGAAATGTCTAGATAGTATATAAGGACATACTCTAATATCATTAATATTATATTTATGATTACGATACTTATTTACAAAGATATCATAAACTCTATCAGGTTTCTCAAGATCAAATTTTTTAATCTTAATATGTGCAAGAGCATTAATAAACTTATTAAGATTATAAGCCTCATCTATACCAGACTTAATAGACTGCATTCTCTCTACACCTTCAGGATTATTCTCATCGATACATCTCTGAATTGCTTTATCTACATCAACTTTAGTCTGTTCGATAATACCAAGAGACTCTTTACCAATTTCTGTGTTACCTTTATCATACATACTTTGTAGCTGATCATCAAAATTAGAGAGCATAGTCTCCATATCTATGATAGCATTCTCTCCAGGGTTCTCATAAGCTGCTACCATCTCTCCTAAGATATAATTAGCAATAAAGTTAAGAGACTGTTTATTCATAGGCTGACCAGAGTCCATTACAATATCAGCAATCTTATTCTTAATTAATTGAGGGAATTCATTATAAACAGAAAACTTCTCTCCTTTGATCTTACGTTTGATCATAGATCTTATTGCATTTACAGATTCCATATTAGTAACATCATCTTGATCCAAATAATTACCAAGAGAAGATTTTTTAATTACTTCACTAATATTATCTTCAGCATTATTTGCAAAGTGTTTAAAAGAATTCTCTGCTATTTCTTTTAATCTCTTAGCATCTGCTTCTTCTGTTCCTACAACACCAGTATTTCCATTCTGTATTCCCATTACTAATGAAGAGCTTTCTTCATTAGTATTATTCTCATCTAAATTAATATCATCTAAAGATTTATCTTCTTCATTATTATCTTTAGAATCAGATATTTCAGTAGCATTCATAAGATTATTATACATCTTATTTACTGTATCTGCATAACTTACTTTATGCTTCTTCTTTCTACTCATTGTTTTATTTCTCCTTAAATAAATTAATTAGCAATGTCCTCTAATTTACTTCCTAACTGCTGTAATTTAAGCTTAATATTAATCATAATATCAGAAGCATCAGGAGAGAATAATACAGACTGTTCATAATAATTCTTAAAGATATTACTATTCTCCTGAACGAGACTATATATATAGGAAGGAATATTTGCATTAGCCTGATATACACAGTTAAGAATAGTCCATAAATCAATGTCAAATGTCTCGATCTGATTAAGTACATAATCAATATCACAATGAATAGCTGCTAACTTAGGATCTTTAAATATCTTCTTAGAATAAGCCAAGATAGGATCATTATCTTTTCTCTTATTTGCTAAATCTAATGCATTATAGATTCCATCTTTCTCTCTAATTAAATAAGTTACATAAAACTCGATCATATTAGCAGTATAATTAGATACAAAGAAATCATAAAGATAATATGCTGCAGAATATAAGTCTACTTCCATATTAGAATTATCATTGAAAGAGAAATTGTAGAATTTACAAATAAGATCAATGATGGTAGTATATACTCTACTACGAGTACTTAAAATATCTTCCATATTAGAAGAAAATCCATCTGTTAATTGCTTAAATGTAGTCTCATATGCAGCTACAATGTTAGGTCTTCTAGCAGAGTATACTCTAATTCTATTGGCTAATGAATCTTTAACTACGTCCATTATATAGTCTTCATTAAACTGAGCCAAGATACCTGCTAATTGGTTATCAATGTTTACATTAGTAATATCTGGGTTGTAAACAAATGGTGCACCTGTAAATTCCATAAGTTTATTTTCCTTTCTATGAAAAAATTAAATAAAACGCAATTCAGTTATATATTATAACTATGAGAAAGTGTACCTAATCCTCTTTAATATAATTTTGTTATATAATAATTTAAATTTAAATATGATATAACACAAAATAATAAGAGGATGACAATTTTAATTTAATCTAGAGGGAGGAATAATTCAATGTCTAGAAGAAAAAAGAAACTGCCAATCGAAGTAAGGATATTTAAAGGATTTTCAAATCTCATGATAATTTTGGGATTTTGTTTGATCTTTGAATCACTTGCACAGATTATTACATCAAGAGCAGCTGAACAGAATATAATCTATATTGTGACTGAAGCTGCTGAGGAGAATATAAAAACTCCTAGTCCTGTACCATCTTCAAACTCTACTCCATTCTATGCTTTTGCAAATCTGAATATTAGAAGTACTCCATCCTTTGATGGTGAAGTGATTGCTAATATTCCAGAGAATGGAATAATAAATAATGTAATTAGCACTGATGGTGATTGGGCTTTGATCCAATATAGTAATATCACTGGTTATGTGAATAGTACTTATATTGGAACTAGTGAGACAAAAGAAGAATATCTTAAGAACCAGCAGAATATTGAAACACAGGTTCTTAAATGCTCATCATATCTGGAGCAAAATTATGGATTTACTCTAGATCAGCAGTTATATCTGTTCAATAAATGTAAGAGTTTATATAGTAATCTTACAGATCAATTAGATTACTATTATTATGCTCTTGCTGTAATTCAGAGAGAGTCTGATTTTAAGAAAAGATGTTACCATAAGAATTCTAATGGTAGTACAGATCTTGGATTAATGCAAGTCAATTCTTGCTTATGGAAGGAACTAAAACAAAAAGGAATAATATCTTCCAGCGAGGATCTCTATGATCCTTATATTAATATAAATGCTGGATTTTATGAGCTAGACCAGTGTGTAGCAAAGTATGGGTTGACAGAAAATGCCTATTATATGTACAACACTGGTAAGTCTAAGAAGCCTGGTACAAATAAAAACTCTCACATTGTATGGGGCTACTTCTTAGACTGGAAGAATAGGTTTGAAACTAATTAAAAATAACGGGGTGGTCAAATTAATGACCACTCCATTATTTTTTCTATTCTACACTCTCATCTACTATTTCTATAGTTCCAGTATCAAGTAGATCATCTATTTCTATATTATCTTTAGCGGTAGGAATATTCATTATCTTATTAGAATCAATATCTTCATCATAAACAATCTCTCTATAAGTATCATTAGCTTCTTCTAGTTTCATTCTAATAGAATCTACATCTTGAGTAGAGTGATATATCTCATCAACTTTATCATCATCACCAAGAGATTTATTATAAGCTTCTAATTCTTTACATTGTTGAGTAGTTTCTTCTAAATTTCTCTGTATCTCTTCAGCATATTTCTTTACAATAAATTCTTTGAATGGAGAATAAGAAGTTATAAGAAGCATAATTTTATCAAACTCCTCTTTATTTTTTATAATATCAGAATATTCTTTAGATTCAAATCTCTCTTTTAAATAATCTGTAAGTAAACTAGTACACTCATATTCATATAGCATCTGTGGTAATAAAGCTGATTGTTTAATAAACTCTAAGAAATCTCTTCTAGTCATGTAGTCATCTATGTCATATACTATCTTAGGATAATCTTCTATTCTATATTCTTTTTCTACAGTTTTCTTTTTAAATAAAGACTTAATAAAGTTTAACATTCTACATACCTCCTATAATTTATAATAAAGTATAGGTTATATTAATATAATATTTTAACCCATCTATAATTATATTAAAGGAGAGTATAATATAGATGGCTATTTCTAATATAGTACAGACTCCTATGATTGCTTATTATGAAGATGAACGAACGTGTATGAATCCTACGTTCTTAAAAATGCATTACTTCTTAAAAGCAAAAGGAATCAAGAATAATAAATTCTTCCTTCTTATATATGATGCTGGATTAATGGGGGTAAATCCTAGAGATCCTAATCTTCCTATACAAATGAAATTAAGGATTCTAAGAGAGTGTTGTACTAATTATTGGTACTTCATAAGAAATGTAGTTAGAATCAAAGAGGAAGGTGCAGCTGCAGGAGAAGGAACACCTTATTTATTAAATAGAGCAAACCTAGCATTGAGTTACAATCTGGTTTATAATATTTCTGTATTTGAAGAGATCCCTCGACAGTTCGGTAAAACTATTGGTGCTATAACTTGGTATCTATGGGTATTTAATTTTGGTTCTACAAATACTAGAATGATCTTCTCTAATAAGAAGCATCAAGATAGTAAGCGTAACCTATCAGAATTAAAATCTCTAAGAGAAGCTTTACCAGATTATTTAAGAATGGATCAAGCTCCAATAGGTCCAGATGGTAAACAGATAAGATTTCCTAATAGTACAGAGTCTTCACAGAATCCAATAAATAAAAATATTATATCTACTCTGTCAGGTGCAAGAACTCCAGCACTGGCAGAAGGTGCAGGTCGTGGTTGTACATGTGCTATTATTTGGTATGATGAGTTCTCATTCTTGCCTTATAATGATATTGTATATGCAGCTGCAGCACCAGCCTACTCTAGAGCTGCCGAGAATGCTAGAAAGAATCATGCTCCATATGGAATGCTAATCACTACTACACCTGGAGATTTGACTACTAGAGAAGGACAATTTGCTTACCAAGTAAGAAATAATGCTACTCAATGGAATGAAAGATTCTATGACTTCTCATATCAAGAATTAATGAATCTTATTGCTGCTAACAAAGACTCTTTCTTTATGCATATTAGATATACTTATCAAATGCTTGGAAGAAATAATGATTACTTCGATAGCATGGTTAAGTTGCTTCAGAAAAACTGGGCTAAGATACAAAGAGAGATTATGCTTGTATGGGCTAAGACCTCTGAGAATAACCCGTTTAATCATGAAGACTTAGAGATTATTAATTCTCAAGTAAAAGAAGAGCCTAAGTATACATTATTCTTTGGTAAAGCTGGACAATTCCAAATGAAGTTCTGGGATACTATTCCTTTAGGATCGCAATATCCACCTATAATAGGAGTCGATGTATCTACAGGTAACCATAAAGATAGTTCTGCAATAACAGTAATAGACTCTGAGACTACTAAGGTTATTGCTACATTTAGAAGTAACTTCATAACTATGCCAGAGTTGGCAGATCTAATCTATCAATTTGTATCTAACTATGCAAGAAATGCTATAGTAAATATAGAAAATAATGGAGGTTTTGGATCATCAGTTCTCCAGATGCTAGTAAAGACTTCTATTAAGAAGAATCTTTATTATGAGATCAAAGATAGAAGAGATGAAGAGGTTATTAATGGAATTAATATGAAGAAACCTGCACGTAAAGTAAAGGTTTATGGATCTACTTCTAATAAGAATAAGAGAGATGATTTGATATCTATTCTTCATCAGAGAGTACAGCATCATAGAGATAAATTCTTAACTAGAGAAATCTATGATGAGTTATGTACCATGGTAGTTAAGCCTAATGGTAAAACTGAACATGCTGATGATGCTCATGATGACTTAGTATTCTCCTATCTATGGGCATTATATGTCTTCTATAGAGGAGAAGAGTTACCTACAAGATATCATCTCATGCGTAAAGAGATCGAGACAGATGATCATTACGATGAGACTTCATATAATCTTGAAGAAGAATATGGAGAAGAAATTCCATTAGATCCTAACATGTTTAAGGAATCTAATTCTGTTGTAAATACTATGATAGAAGAACAGATGAAGATTCTTAATAAGAATAAGTCTATTGGATTAGAAGATCTTTATAAGAGACAAATGAAAGAAGATGAGAGAGCATTGCAGAATATAATGCAAACTCCTATAGGTAGACAAGCTATTGCTGATCATTATCATATACCATTAGACCATGTAGAGAATCAATACAATATGGGATTCAATGATAATTTCCATCAAGATGTAATGGATCTCTGGTATGGTAAAGAAGATGATAAAAATAAAGATCAATTATCTAATAAAGCATTAACAGGAAATCTCTCTGATATATTTGATAGACTATAGTAAAGTAACCAAAATCCCAGTAGTTGGAATAACCACTGGGATTGAACTTTTTAATAATTATTGTGTAAAATTATAAAAAGGAGAATTTAATTATGAATTTTAATATATCCAAAATGCATACAATATTTGAGTCATCTAATAAGACGAATCCTGCAAATGATGAGACAGGATCTAATTTGGATAATACTTTATCTGATGCTGATCTCCCTAAGTTATTTGATGATATCTGCCCTATTACAGGAGACGTTTATACATCAATGAAGAATGCAGCTAAGGATCCTAAGAACCTTAAGCTTACTGCAGTTAAGAAAGGTAATGGAGATGATGCTGTATATATTGAAGCTGTAGAATTTGCTACATATCTTGAGGCATCTGGATTATCTATTGGAGAAGCAGTAGATGAAATTGCTAATGCTTATGAAGAAGAGACTCCAATGCTTAAGAATGCAGAGTTCCATGTAGTATTCCCTGAGGATTCTATAAATAAGAATACTCTTGGTGGAGAAAATCTTGGATTAGACGTTAATAATGATTGGGCTATGCAGCTTATGAGAGGTTGCCGTAGATATGGATTAAAGGTTAATGCTGGTGTAGAGAAAGAAAAGCCAGAGGTTAAGAATCCTGAAGATAATGATATGACAGACAGATAATAGTAAAGGAGATATACAATGGGAATCAATATGAATTATTCTCTTTTATTAGAGAATTCTAAATTTGAAATTCCTTCATATACTAAATGCTATAAATCTCCAGTAGTTAGTGAAGGACATATGCTTAGAAAGATTGTTGATTATAGACTTTCTATTCAGGAA